TCCGATCTCTGGTAATCACCCGCAACGTCAACCGTCAGTACGACGACAGCTTCGCTGTCGAAGGCGCCAAGATCGGTTCGACCCTCCGCATCCGTCTGCCCGACCGCGCTCTGGTGACGGACGGCGCTGCCCTTCAGGTGCAGGATGACAACGAACAGTTCACGACGCTGACGGTTAACAACCAGAAGCACATTGGTGTGAACTTCACGTCTGCCGAACTCACCATGCAGCTTGACGACTTCGCTGATCGTGTGCTCAAGCCGCGTATTTCGCAGCTTGCGTCCTCCATCGACGCTGACGTCGCCAACGCCTACAAGGGCATCTATAGCTCTGTCGGCACCCCCGGCACGACCCCGGCCACTTCGCTCGTCCTGCTTCAGGGCCAGCAGAAGCTGAACGAGTTCGCCGCCATGATGCCGAACCGCTACGCGACCGTGAACCCGGCCGCCAACGCTGGCCTGGTCGAAGGCATGAAGGGCCTCTTCAACCCGGTTGACACCATCTCTCGTCAGTTCAAGAACGGTCTGATGGGCGAAGGCGTGCTGGGTTACGAAGAGATCAACATGTCTCAGTCGATCCAGCAGCACACAACCGGCTCGCGCACCGGCTCTCACACTGTCACGACCACCGTGTCCACGCAGGGTCAGTCCACGCTGAACATCACCGGCACCGGCTCGCAGACGCTGGCTGTTGGCGACGTGTTTACCATCGCTAACGTGTACGCGGTCAACCCGCAGACCCGTCAGTCCACTGGTTCGCTCCAGCAGTTCGTCGTCACCGAAGCCGCTACGGCTGCGGCGGGCGCTTACACCGCTGTGAAGATCAGCCCGGCGATCTACACCTCGTCGAACGCTCTCGCCACCGTCGATAGCTTCCCGCAGGCATCTGCTGCCATCACGTTCCTTGGCTCGGCCTCTACGGCCTACCCGCAGAACCTGATCTACCACAAGGACGCCATCTCGTTCGCTACCGCGGACCTGTTGCTCCCGAACGGTGTCGATATGGCTTCTCGCCAGGTTCACAACGGCATTTCTATGCGTGTTGTGCGCCAGTACGACATCAACAACGACCGTATGCCCTGCCGTATCGACGTGCTGTATGGCTACTCGGTCATTCGTGCCCCGATGGCTTGCCGTCTTTGGGGCTAACAGGTACAAATTAGGAGAACACGCACATGGCACTTCCTTCTGTAGGCGGCGGTTATCAGTTTAACGACGGCAATCTTAACGAAGTTAAGATTTCCGTTGCTGCGGCCCCCGCAACTGCCACGGACAGCGCAACGCTCACCCCGGCGCAGATCACCAACGGCATCATCATCGGCACCCCGACGACCACGGCGGCTTACACGCTTCCGCTGGCTTCGGACCTTGATGCGCTGCTGTCCAACTCCAAGGTCGGCACGACCTTCGACTTCCGCGTCATCAACACCACCACGGCTGGCGTCATCACCATGACGACCAACACGGGCTGGTCGATTGGCTCGGGCGGTTCGCAGGGTCTGATGACCATCGCGGCCACGGCCGGTACGGTGCGCTCTTTCCGTGCGCGCAGGCTGGGCGATGCCTCTTGGGCGCTCTACGCCATCTCGTAAGCAATATGGCCCCTGCTTCGGCAGGGGCCTAACCCCTCAAGGAGACACCCATGCCTAATACAAAGCCTGTAGGCGTTGCTTACTCGGACCCCGAACTGGTTTCGGGTACCACGATCACCGATGCCGTTATTTCCGGCGGCACCTTTGCCGGCGCGGTCGTATCCTCGCTCAATCTTGATGTCGCCAAGCCTGCTGCGGCCGGGTCTACCCGCGCCGACGCAACGGCTCTGACGGCTTCGTTTAGCTGGGTCACTGCGGCCGACGCCACCAAAGGCGTTGTTCTTCCCGCGCCTACGGCTGGGCGTGTAATCGCCATCAAGAACGACGACACGGCCAACGCAATTTTGAAGGTCTACGCTCCTGGCAGCGCCAAGATCAACAGCGTTGCAGGCTCTACCGCGTTTTCAATGGCGGCCAAAACGGCCTGCTTTTTTGTTGCATACGACACCACGGATTGGTTCTCCATCCCGTTGGTTGCGTCTTAATCAGACAGGCGGTCCTCGGACCGCCTGTTCTTTGTAAGGATGTAAAATGGCTGAAATTTACCTTATGCACCACAAGCACGGCGTCAAGATTGCCACCATGGAGATGGAAGCGCAGTACGATGAGGCGCACGGCTGGGTGCGGTTTGATCCAGAAAACCTTGTAGAAGACGCGGTTGTCGAGGAAGTTGTCGAAGCCTCCAACGCTGACTTGCCAGAACTAACCGATGAGGCTAATGTGATGGCCGAGGCTCCGCGGCGTCGCGGGCGCCCGCGCGTGACGAAGGACGAATAGCATGGCGACGGCTGGCGACATCATCAATGGCTCCCTGCGACTGATTGGCGTGCTGGCCGAAGGCGAAGCGCCATCCTCCGAGACAGCGCAGGATGCTCTTAATGCCATGAACCAGATGATCGAAAGCTGGAATACCGAGCGCCTAGCCGTTTTTTCGACCATCGACCAGGTTGAAACGTGGCCGCCTGGCGCTCGCTTTCAGACTTTTGGCCCGACCGGCAATATTGTTGGCAGCCGCCCGGTCATGATTGACGACAGCACATACTTCCGCGACCCGGCCAGCGGCATTTCCTACGGCCTGAAGCTGATCAACCAGCAGCAGTACAACGGTATTGCGGTCAAGACCGTCACCTCGACCTATCCGCAGGTGCTGTGGGTCAACATGACCTACCCGGATATTGAAATGTACGTTTACCCGGTGCCGACCAAGGTGCTGGAATTCCACATCGTGTCGGTGCAGGAGCTGAACCAGCCGGCTACCTTGGCGACTGATCTGGCGTTTCCGCCTGGCTACCTGCGCTGTTTCCGCTACAATCTGGCATGTGAATTTGCCCCTGAGTTCGGCGTCGAGCCGTCGCGGCAGGTGCAGCGCATTGCCATGACGTCCAAGCGCAACTTGAAGCGCATCAACAACCCTGATGATATTATGGCGCTGCCTTACAGCATCGTCGGCACTCGTCAGCGGTTCAATATTTTTGCTGGGAACTACTAAGGATATATCATGTCCACTGTCGCAATCTCTCAACTCCCTGCCGCCACAACCGCTACCACAGCGGATGAAATCCCTATTGTACAGGGCGGCATCACTAAGAAACTTACCAATGCGTTGCTGTTCAGCACCACTTCGCTGGCTAGTGCGACGGGGCTTCCAATTGTTGCCGGAACGACAGGCACGTTATCTGTTGCGCGCGGCGGAACGGGCGTTACAACGTCCACTGGCTCTGGCAGCGTCGTACTGGATACCAGCCCAACTCTTGTTACCCCGGTTCTTGGCGCTGCTACGGCAACGTCCATTAACAGGGTGGCTATTACGGCCCCCGCAACCAGCGCCACGCTGACGATTGCCAACGGCAAAACGCTAACGGCAAACCATTCTATTACGCTTGCTGGCACCGACAGCACGACTATGACCTTCCCGTCTACCAGCGCCACAATTGCGCGGACGGACGCGGCGCAGGCGTTTACAGGAAACCAGACTTTTAATGGGCCTGTTATTGAAGCTACGCAGGCGCTGTCGGGCGCGGGAGCAGTCAATATCACGCAGCCTGTGACCAAATTTACGTCCACTGCTACGGGCAATGCGTTGACGCTGGCCGATGGCGTCGAAGGTCAGCTCAAGACCATTGTCTATGTGGCGGACGCGGCTGGCGGTGATACAGGCATTCTTACGCCGACCAACCTCGGCGCGGGGACGACGATCACATTCAACACTGTGGGGGATGCTTGCATTCTTCAGTTCCTCGGCACTGATTGGTGGGCTATTTCTCTTAGGGGCGCCGTATTGGCGTAACACATGCAGACCCCAATTCTTGGATCGTCCTATGTAGCTCGGAGTGTTAACGCGGCGGACAGCCGTATGATTAACATGTTCCCCGAAGTTGTACCGGAAGGCGGTAAACAACCTGCCTTTTTGCAACGTTGTCCAGGATTGTCTTTGCGCGGTGTTGTTGGTACAGGCCCTATTCGCGGGCTTTGGGAACATGCGCCGTATCTGTACGTTGTGTCAGGCAACACTTTTTATCAGGTAAACAGTTCTTTTGTTGCTACGGCTAAAGGCACCGTTTCGGGCACCGGCCCTGTCAGCATGGCGGACAACGGCACGCAGATTTTCATTGCGGCCAATCCAGACGGATATATTTACAATACGTCGATAGATTTGTTCGGGCAGATTACCGACCCTGATTTCCCCGGCGCGTCTGTTGTAGATTATCTGGATGGCTACTTTGTTTTCATTCAGCCCAATAGTCAGCGTCTTTGGGTGACTGCATTGCTGGATGGAACCAGCATTGACCCGTTGGACTTTGCCAGTGCCGAGGGTGACCCGGACAATATCGTCAGCATGATTGTCGATCACCGCGAAGTTTGGGTGTTTGGCAACAACTCGACTGAAGTTTGGTACAACGCTGGGCTATCTGATTTTCCGCTTGTTCGCATCCAAGGCGCTTTCAATGAGCTTGGCTGCGCCGCGCGGTACACAGTTGCCAAGATGAACAACCAGATTTACTGGCTCGGTAAAGATTTTCGTGGGCAAGGCATCGTTTATGTCGCCAACGGCTATCAAGGCCAGCGTATTTCGACGCACGCGGTTGAGTGGCAAATTCAGCAGTACGGCGACCTGTCAAACGCAGTTGCGTACACATACCAGCAGGACGGCCATTCGTTTTATGTTCTGACGTTTCCGTCCTCTAATGCTACGTGGGTTTACGACGCTACAACGGGGGCTTGGCACGAACGCCTAGCTTGGGAGAATGAACGTTGGGCGCGCCAGCGCGGTGAAACGCAGGTTTTCTACAACAGCGAAAATCTGATTGGCGACTACCAGAACGGCAATATCTATGCGTATGATCTTGACGTCTATTCCGATAACGGGCAGCCGCAACGTTGGTTGCGCTCTTGGCGCGCGCTGCCGACTACGGAAAATACGTTGCGGCGCACGGCGCAGCACGCGCTTCAACTTGACTGCGAAACAGGCATAGGACTTAATCTGTATCCCGCCTATACCGCCGAGGATTTGGCCGCCGAAAATGGCGACGTTCTGTTGGCTGAATACGCGCAGAACGACTTGACGACTGAAAGCGGCGATCTATTGACAACCGAAGCAAGCGACGGTTTTGAGACGATTGCGGACAACCCCGACCCGCCCTACGACTTTACTCCGCCCGTATACCTGACCACGACCAGCTACACGGCCGCGCCAGGTTACGATCCGCAAGTTATGTTGCGGTGGTCGGATGACGGCGGCCACACTTGGTCGAACGAGCACTGGCGGTCTATGGGTAAGATCGGTCAGTTTGGCTATCGCACCATCTGGCGCCGCCTCGGCATGACGCTCAAAATCCGCGACCGCGTCTACGAGGTGTCCGGTACCGATCCGATCAAACTCGCCATCATGGGGGCTGAACTACAGGCGAGCGGCACCAGTGCCTAACATAACCAACATTACGCCACCCCGCGTCCCGCTGACCGATCCTCGGACGGGGTTGATTGCGCGTGAGTGGTATTTGTTTCTACTGAGTTTGTTCAACCAAACGGGCCAAAGCACCAATTCGTTAGAGGACACCCAGAAGGGTCCGCCGGCAGAAACAATTGATGCCAACGCTATTCTCTCGGACGCGCTGCTGTCCTCAACCGCGGTGGCGTCTGATCTAGCCCCGCTTGAGACAGCAATTCAGGCACTTGCTGCATCGCAACAAGCCGCGTTTGATCCTACCAATCTTGAGGCGGCTATTCAGGCGCTGGCGCTCCAACCGCCTATGACGCCGCATGTCCCGGCACCTATCTACGGGTCTTTCTACAGCACCGCCAACCAGCCAGACGGATCAAGTACGACGGCATTCCCGGTCGTGTACGATACCACGCAGTTCAGCAGCGGCGTGAGGATAGAAAACCGCACGGCGGTGTTTACGGCCTCTATTGGTCCGGCCAGCACGACTATGACGGTCACAGCCATCACGTCAGGGCCGATCTATCCAGGTATGGTTCTGACTGGAACTGGCGTTACGGCCGGTACTTACGTCGTGTCGCAGACCACGGGCACGGACGGCAGCACCGGAACCTACGTTGTCAGCGCGTCACAAACGGTTGCCTCGACCACTATAACAGGCACCTGCAAGTCAAAGATCGTCGCTGATAAAGCGGGGGTTTACAATGTACAGTTCAGTATTCAGTTTGTAAATACGGACGCGCAGATACATGACACGGATGTCTGGATGCGCAAAAATGGCTCTAACGTTGCGGACAGCAACAGCCAGTTTTCGGTGCCAAACAGCCACGGCGGCGTTGATGGGCATTTGATCGCGGCGCTCAACCTGTTTATTGATTTGGCTGCAAACGAATATGTTGAGTTAATGTGGGCCACGACTAATACGGCGACTACGATCCAATACATCGCAGCGCAAACTGGCCCCGTGCGTCCGGCCACGCCATCTGTTATTGTGACCGTAAGTTTGGCGTCCGTGCCATCCATCCAAGGAGTTTGACATGACTGTAACTGTTAAAGTTCTCGTCCCGGCCAAGACGGCCGAAAGTTCCCAGACCACGCAGTACACGGCGTCTGGCGTGACGGCCATCATCGACAAGTTCACGGCCACCAACTACTCGGCCAGCGCCGCCACGATCAGCGTCAACCTGCTTAATCCCAGCGGCACTGCGGGCAACGACAACTTGATCGTTAAGACCAAGACGCTACAGGCCAGCGAAACATACACGTTTCCCGAGTTGGTCGGACAGGTGTTGGCGGTCGGTGGCATCATCTCGACCATCGCCGGGTCGGCGTCCGCCATCAACATCCGCGTGTCTGGCCGCGAGGTGACGTAATGGACGAAGCGGCGCAATCCCTCGTAGTTCACTTCCAAAACCTTGACCTTCCGCCCGAGGCGGCTGGCTGGCTATTGGACGTCTGGCAGTTAATCCAGGCGCTGGACGACGTGGCGGACGGCGACGCTATTGAACGTCCGCGGCTGGACAGCGCCATCTGGGCGTCCCTCGTCACCATGCCCGCCAACCCCTTTTACCTCGCCAACGCACAGGCGTTGCAGGCTGGGCTGGCGCTGCTGGTCCTCAAATGGCAGGCGTCAGACGATGCCGAGCGAGAGGGCAAAGCTGACGCTAGATCGTTCATGTGGCGGGCTGGATATTATGACCTCGTCCTGCTGGTTGTTCTTTTGACGAAAGGACACGCAGGTGCTATGAAGAACGCCATGACGGTCATGCACCTCTATGGCGAGACGCTGCACGAATACTTGAAGGAGTTTTCCTGATGCCTGTACCAATCATAGCCGCCGTCGCTGCTGCGGGCGTTGCTTCCGCAGCGGCAAGCGCGTATGGGTCCAAGAAAGCGGCGGACGCTCAGAAAGACGCCGCCAAAAAGGCTGCCAAAACTCAACAAGAGGCACTTGCCGTCCAAACCGAGCTTGCCAGACCTTATGTTGAGGCAGGCAAGAACGCGCTGGCTGAGTACCAGAGAATGGCGCCCTATCAGGATTTCGGCATGGCTCAGTTTCAGGCTGACCCCGGCTACCAGTTCCGCATGTCAGAAGGCATGAAGGCGCTGGAGCGGTCGGCGGCTGCTCGCGGTCTGCTCCAGTCCGGCACAACGCTGAAGGGCATTCAGCAGTATGGCCAGAACCTCGCCAGTTCCGAGTACGAGAACGCTTTCAGCAGGTATCTTACTCAGCGCGAGGCCCGCATGGACCCCTACCGCTATTTGACGGGCATGGGTCAAGCGGCTGCCGCGGGTCAGGCCGCGAACGTCGGCACCACTGGCGCGGCGCTGGCGGAC